CCCATGTGTAGTAGGTCTACACCTTTTTTGTACTGTCTATAAGCTGTCATGTTTCAGGCAAGTAATCGCCTTCTCCTTTAAAAAAACAACGCTAAAATCGCTTCCTCATCATCTAGTTCTGCAAGCCTTTTAGCCTCTAGTATTGCAATTTCTTGCTCTAAACGCTCTTTAGCCTGGCGAATCAATACTGCATTTAATAAATCTTCAGATTGTCGCTGTAAATTGGCAATTAGAGCATCGTAATTTACTATCTCTTTTTGCTTTGCTTCAACAATTTTCTGTGGTAATTCTACAACATCCGCTTTTGATGTTGGTGATACTTGTTCACGGATAAAATCTTTACGAGCTTCTTGGTCTGCCTTTTGAGCAGCCATGCGCTTTTCTTCTGCAAGTCTTAATTTCTTTTGTAGTGCTTTGTAGCGCTTTCTTTCTTCAACTGTCCAGGCGTCATCCCCACCCTTTTTAGTAGGTTCAACAGGGGTAATGACAATTTGAAATGCGTCATTTTGAAACGCATTAGGCTGGAAAGCAGTTTGAAACATTTAGAAAGTACCGCCTGAAACGCCTACATAAGTAGTAGCAGTAATGGTAGTTCCAGTAATGGCTCTAGCGGTTGTTGCGCCAATCGTCATATTGTTTATTGTTCCTACATTAGTAGGTGCAATTTCAAGTGACCCTGTGCCTGTAGGTTTAATGTGTACATGACCAGTACCCGTAGGGCTAATGTCAATTTGTGCGTTTGCACCGTTAATATTTGTAGCTACAGCAATGGTTACATTATCGCCACCACCGCCACCCATGCTAATTTGGGTTGTTCCAGCCGAGTTTCTTAATGCTAAACCAGCAGAATTGGTAGCCTGAATTATTGGGGTAGTAACGCTAGTAGAAGCTGCAAGTGTAGTAACCCCTGAAACTGCGCCTGTATCACCTACGGTAACTACGCTGTTTTGCAGTAATTTACCTGTTGTGGTGTCAAAACGGGCTATTGCGTTGTCGGTGCTAGATGCAGGCCCAACTACATCACCACCCAAAGATGGGCTAGTGTTAGTAATGGTAAAGTTAGGATAAGTGCCGCTAGTGCTAATTCCAGTTCCAGCCGTTAAAACTACGGTCTGGTCAGGTGCGGTATTGGTAATGTTTAATGTGCCACTTGTCGTAATTGGGCTGCCCGTTATGCTAATTCCTGTACCTGCTGTTGCGGCTACGCTAGTGACTGTGCCTACAAAAGCATCATTGCTAGTAACGGTAAAGTTAGGGTAAGTACCAGTTACTACGCTAGTGCCTGCGCCTGTAATAGATACGGTTTGGTCTGGAGCAGTATTAGTTATGGTAAAACTAGGGTAAGTACCGCTAGTCGATATTCCTGTTCCAGCATTTAAAACAACGGTTTGGTCGGGCGCAGCGTTTGTTACTACGCCTGTCGTGCTGTTATAGCTAATGCCTGTACCTGCGCTAATTGCGCCCCTAGCCCGTGCATCGGTGTAATAAAGGTTTGTACCTTCGGCAATGTTGGTAGTGGTTAAGACTACCGTACCTGTTTGCCCGTTTACGCTAGTTACGGCATCGGTGTTATCTACTTTTTGCCAAACAGACCCATTAAATACTGCCCAATCGCCCACAAGCCAATCAGTAATCCCGTTAAGGTTAGTATTACCAGCAACGCTAACAACATAGTAATAACCCTTAGTACCAACAGAAGAAATAAGGGTAGGTGTATTAGTGCTTGCATCCCATGTTCCTTGATAGCTAAGTGCGCCCAATACTGCGGCTGGTAGTTCAGATACAGGTACTTTACCGCCTGCATCTAAAGTGGCTACTCCGTTAGCTACGCCTTTTTGCGTTGTTAGAATGTAACCAGTAATGGTTACGCCTGCCATTGTGCCGCCAGTAACAGATATGTTATTACTGTTTTGCTCTGCCATTGTTCCCAAACCTGTCAAAGTGTGGGTTTGATTCCAGTCGCTAGGGCGGATTAAGGATGTGTCATCCCCGTCAGGTATTGTTGAAACCTTAGTATGCGTTACGGTAATAGCCATTATTGGACTCCGATAATTTTGCCGTCAGCCCCACGCACTACAGTCTTAGGTCTATTGTGTTGTGCATTGATTGTTTCTACTAAAGCGGAAATCGCTTGTGCCATTTGCATATTTCCTTGACCAATAGCATCGGCAATCGGTTGCATTGGAGATTCCATCGACTTAGCCATGTCTTGCTCGGTCATATAAGCCATCGTTCCATCAGATTCATCCGCACCGATACGGGCTACTTCAATCTTTGCACCGTTATTGATATGGGCTAGTAAGACTTGGGTGTTTCGCTCAGTCATCATCTTCATCTGAGCTACTTTCATCTCCATCTCTCTATCCATCATATTGCGTTGTTCCTCAAGCTGGAATTTGAGCTGATTTTCTTGGGCTTGATACTCTTGTTTAGCTTTCTCAAGCTGCATTTGGCCTTGGAGTTTAGCCTGCTCAAGCTGTGCTTGGGCTTGCATTTCACCTTGACGGGCTTGCATCTTGGCTTGTTCAATCTGCATCTGCATTTGAATCTTTTGGACTTCAGGAGAAGGCGGCTTAGGCTGTCCGGCTTGTTGCTGTGCCATTATCCGCAATTTATCCGCAGTTTCGTCAATAATTCCCTCTAATTGCTTACCGGCTTTAAACGCAGTTACTCCAAATTTCAGCATTTCTAAGGCCATAGGAGCGAGTTCTGGAGTGTTTTGTACCATTGGGACAGCTTGCGACATAAAACCGCCTACCGCCTGCAAAAATGCCATTCTGTCCGCTTTTTCCTGCTGCTCATCCTGATAAATCATGGAATCAGAGGTGACTTCAATGCGGAAATTCTTGCTTGCTTCGTCTCTTAACAGGGCAATCGCTTGCGGAATCAGTTGTTTATCTTGTTCTGATAGCTGCATTGCACCCGAAATCTGCACCAATGTCTCATCGGTAAAGTGATTACAGATAATCTGCGCTTTAATAGACAAAATGCTAGTAGCAAAGTCAACTACAGCGTGTTGCATGGTCTTTAATCGACCCGATGCGTTGTTGGACTTAATAATCTGTGCGCCAAGCGTCTCATTGGGGTCAGTTTGTCCCCGTTGAATGTCGGCAATACCCATCAATTCGTAGATTTGACCTTTAACTTGCTCCATTGCCATATAGCATTGGTTTAGAGCTTGAGCGAATGGGGTAATGTCTACTAAATCAATCGCCCCTTTCATGCCTTGCTTCTCAGCAAAAGCCATCCAGTTATCTACAGGGATTAAAGTATTATTTTCGCCCTCAGAAAACAGTCTTTGCAGCTCACTAGACGAGGCATCGTAAACACCACGGACTTTCAATGCGTTAATCAAGCCGTCAATTCGGTCACATAAAGTATCTAATTCACGAGCTTGGTCTTGGTAGATTACAAAATCGGGGATTGGCTCTAGTGAGTCGGTTGTAAGAGTGGAATACAGGGGTTTAGGGCAGGGAAAGAAGTTCTCAAGCTGCAGAGGGTCATCTCGCTCGTCAATAATCTTACCCAAAGACTTAGAAATCCATAGGACTTTGCCGGTTTCCTTATCCCAAATTTCATAAATTACGGCCTCATATACACCGTCTACAGGTTTATACGAGTTCTTATCGTCTGCAGGCTTGGTGTCTAGCGGAATCTTGTAACCAAGTTCTTCACCAAATCTTTCGACCAGCGCAGGGCGTGACATATAGACTTTGCGCCATACTGCAGTAACTTCTTCCCATGTCCTAGCGCCTGGAGTATGCCCAAATTCTTTCCAATGGACATAATCGACTGGAGCGCACTCGTACTCAATTCTTTCAGGGTTCTCATTTGCTTCTCCTTCGGGGGTCTCTGATTCGTCTGAATCTTCGGTTACTTGGAATCCGTCATCGGGTTCGCCTGGCTCATCGACTGCAAAATGTGGCTCGTAGCGTACCCATGCAACACCTCGACCACCTAAAAGACGGTCTAGGACTGAGTTATTCATAGCGGATTTATAGTCACCGTAATGCTCAATTTCAAATTCTAATGCTCGCTCTAGCATCATTGACGCAACACGACCAATAGGGTCATTGTCTCTAAATCTGCGGCTTACATCAGGGCGAGGCAGTCTAGCAAAGATGGCTGGCTGTATTGTTTGGACATTGCTCCAAAGGATATTAAAACGAGCATTTGGGTTACGGTCATATCGGCTATCGTCTTTATATTTCTTAACGATTCTGTCTGCCCTATCGCTCCAACGCTTATATTGGCGCTCGTAAGACATGATTGTCTTGTACCAATCTTCGTATGTGTGGTCTACCGTTGCTGTATCGTTTGCCATAATGTTGCCCTAATGTTGAAGATTTTGGCGAAATGTTGTCTTATTTTACCTAAAGTTAATACCTTTGGTTCACTTTTGTCTTAGTTTCTTTCCATAAGTCGTTTATGGTGACATCGGTTTTACCAACGAAAACCCCTTTAATTGGCTCGTCTTTGGTAATAATGCGAGCTTCTTCTTTCCATACGATAGACAGATACCTAAAGGCATCCGCACCGTGCGATGTCCAGTCATGGCGAGGCTTATCTCTAAAGACCTTTTTGTCTTCGTCATATTCTCGCTGATATTGTCTAAGACATTCAATCCCATCGGTGCATTTACGGTCAAACCATGCCCGAGTTAAGGCCAATCGACTCGCCTGTATTCCATCCTGGAGCTTTAGATTTGGGGTTATCTTGATAGTCTTTAAAGGAATCTTATCGCTTAATTGCTCAATGACTGACCGATTACTAGACAGCGTTTTAGCTCTAGCGTCATGGGGGAGATAGTGGTAGCCGTATTGATAGCCCCTCTCTGCTTCCCTGCTTTGGATGATTCCGGCATAAAAAGCCACGCCTTGACCGTTTGAGGAGTGATAGTCAAGTAAACGAATCTCTCCGTGGACTACCTGAAACCACCAAATAGCCGTATCGTCTGAGTACCCTAAATCCCAAGCCGTGTTCACTTTGAACATTGGGTCATACTCTACATCCCTTATCCTGCCGTCATCCGTAAGCTGGCGCATCTCTTTGCCGTAGTATGCCCCCAGAATGGCCGATTCGAAGTCGCATTCGAACTCTTGCAGATACTGGTCTTGTGACATTGTCTTGGCTGCATCGTCAAGCTCATCCTGCGGTAGCAATCCCGTCTGACTTGCTCGGAGAACCTTGACATACCAATCATCGCTTTTTACAGCGCTTTGGTATATATCCCAAAAAGCATTATGGCCTTTAGGTGTCCCGATAAAGGTAGCCCACCCCTGGCGGTCTGATAGTAAAGGCCGGAGAACTGCTCCGAATATGCTCGGTTTCATGTCGGCATACTCATCTAAAACCACGCCATCTAGGTATAAACCCCGCAAGGCATCAGGGTTATCAGCACCAAATAGCCTGATTCTCGCCCCGTTGAGTAGCTCTACCCATAACTCCGATTGATTGGCCTTGGCTAGTACCGGCTGAGAGAAGTGTAAAAGGTAGTCGAAAGCAATGGACTTGGCCTGAGCATAATACGGTGCTAAGTAGGCATATCGCCCGTCTTCTTTGCCATCGGTCAAAGCTCTATATATCAGGTCGTTGATGCAGAGAACAGTCTTACCGCATCGCCTATGGGCTACGATGACACTCCAGCGCTGTTGTCTATCGTGGAAATCCTCGAATACTTCTCTCGGCTTATAGTCAAGCTCTACCTCTAGGACAGGCTCGCTCATTTCTTCCAGCTTATGACCATTCGTTGAGGGGCTGTTTTATCTCCAACGACCTCAGTCCTCGCCAATTTGGGGACATGGTATTCACTCACCGCCATAAGGCAATCAAATGCTACTTTAGGGCCATGCTTAGGGTCTGCTGCTATCTGCTCAATCCATTCCTGCATACGCTCACTATTGCCATCTACGAAGGCCGCAAATGCTTCCCTTGCCTTAGCTGTGGCCTTGTTGGGAACACCGGCAGGACGCCCCATTCCAGCCCTCGGAGGCATCCTTTTCACCCGTGGCTTGACTGTTTCTGCAGATTTCTCTAATTTACTGTGAGCCATGATATAACCCCTTGATTCGTATAGCCTGAGTATATATCAATTCCCAAAAAAACAACATATCAAAAATATTTAATAAAAACTGTTGCATTGTGTAGCAATGTGTTACAGTAGAGGCGTAGTAAGTGTTGACCTATTAATTGATGACAAGGAGTAATACACCATGAAACAAACAGTAAACAATAGCCAATTCCAGACAGCATTTCATAACATGGACAGAGGCAGTCAATTCAGCTATGAAGCTCTTAACCTTATATATGACTATCTAGAGTCTATTGAGGCAGATACAGGTGAGGAGATTGAACTTGATGTCATAGCTATCTGCTGTGACTACTCTGAGATGACTCCCCAGGAAATTGCAGACTCTTATGATTTTGAGCTAGACCCTGACGATGATTCAGAGGTTTCTTTAGACAGGGCTTTTGCTTATATTGCAGACAATACTTTTGTTGTTGGTCATACCGATACAACTATTGTTTTTGCTCAATTCTGAGGGCTAATCATGAAAACTATCAAAATCACCGTAGAGCTATGTCTCAAAGACTATGTCCCTAATGACTGGTACTCCCCTGACTTTATCTATACAGCGATTGAAAAAGAGCTTGAAACGGGTGAACAAATACTTTCTTATGACTTTACCGAGGAGCTAACAGCATGAAAACAGCATCTTGGGTCATTGTTCGCTTATCTGATAACTCCCCTATTTTTGAGACTTTTAACGAATCTGTTTCTTTAGCCGTTAATCAGTCCAAATATAAGAGCGTTCCCATTCTTCAATACTTAGTTAATTTCAACAAAGGAATTAAATCGTGAAAAACTATCAAGCCTTATTACTATTGGTTCTCGTGTTTATTTTAGCACAATTTGGCTTTTATTTGACATCTATTGGAGCAATTTAATTATGAATC